GGTAAAACCCGAAGAGGGGTTATTGATTTAGAAACAGGTCGTGCTTCAGGGGGTTGGGGCGATACAATTTCTAGAGAAGTTGTTGTTGTTAACAAAGAACTTTTAAAACTTCAAGAAGCAGAGCGTAGAGTAACAATTTCAAGGCGACTAGGTGTTACTACACCAAGAGATCAACTGTATGTTAAAGCAGGTAAAAAGACTTATGTAGATGCCAGAGGTAATGATACAGGAATACCTTTAATTTCTAGAGATAAATTTCCTGATTACGATGAAAAACAAATTGATCGTGATATGGCAAAAATGTTAAATCATGTTATGGATGTGGAGTATAGCGTTGATAGTGAGTTCTTTTCATTCATGGATGATGTTGCTAGATTTAGAGATCCAAGGGGAAACACTAAATACTATGACGGTATTAATGAGTTTCGTCATGAAATTTTAAACAGGGGCGAACAAGGTTACGGCCTTATGTCCACTGCAAAATATCATGCTCAAAGAGGTAAAAACTTTAAAACTCAAGCGTTTTTAGATAGTCGAGGTCGAGTTTATCACAGAGGATACCTAACACCTACTACTGGTGAACTAGGACGTCCATTTTTAAACTCTGGCTATGCAGTTAACATGACAGAAGAAGCTTTAGATGAACTAAAAATACAGGTTGGTGCTTTACTAGGTCCAGGGACAGAAGCACTTACTCAAGCAGGTCGTAGAGCTATTTTTAATAGAAACGAAAGTAATATTTTAGAGCTAGGCCAAATAATGATGTCTACCACTCAAAGAGATAGACGGATTAGACAGTTTCTTGAACACCCCTTAATGAGAGGGCTTGAAGGTGCTGAAGTGGCTAAACTTGGAAGAATGTCCTTAGAGTATGCTAGAATACAAAGACATATTGATCAAGGAAATCCACTTACAACTTATCAAACTCGACTAATGATTGAAAATGATGCTAGTTCTTCTGGTGCTCAAATTATTGCATTGTCTACAGGAGATAGGTCTTTAGCAGAGTCTTCTAATGTTCTTGCAACTACTCAGAAAAACCGTCTTTATGACTTGGTAGCAATTGATACTGTTAATGATCCAGAGTTTTTAGCAATACCTGCTTTAAGGAACGCTAACTTAACTTGGGAAGATTTAGCCAAGGCTGCTAAATATCAAAACATGGTGGGTTTTTATGGTGCTGGTGCAGCAACTAAAACTGCTAATGTTTCTAGAGGGCTTGTCTCTGTTCTTGAGGGAAAAGGTTTTCTTACTATAACAAAAGAAAGCTTAAACTCTAATTTAAGACTAGTTGATGGTAAAATTAAAATTGCTGAAAGAACTGGGGCTACAGCTACAGCAGCAGAATTAAAATCTTTTAGAGATGAACTAGTAGAGATAGTAAACAAGGGACAACCTGTTGGTAGAACACTATTAAAAGATGCACAACAAATTCACCCTGATGTTGGTGATTTTGTAGACAAAATGTACAATGCTAGACAAGGAGTAATTGGACCAAAAGAATTCTCAGAAATATCTCGTATTATGAGCAAAAATATGTCCCAAAGAGCGCCTGTAACTGATAATTTTATTAATTACTGGAAAAAGGTAGCTGTTAGATATGTTGAAGAAACTCAAAGCGTAGATATACCTTGGGTAACTTTTGATGGAAAAATTATGACTCAAAGGTATAGACCAAAAATACAGGAAAGAATTGAGTTTCGAGACCCTGTAACTGGTAGAAGAATTTCTAATATTTATGAAGATTCAGCAGAAGACGGAAAGCTTTTAGGAAAAGGCTCTTTAGTAGATGCTAGGATTGGATTAGGTGTTAATGGAAATCACAGTAATGACGCTGTTATTGTTAGACAATTCCACGAGTGGGGTCGTAAAAACAAAGTCGGAACTGGAACAATTCACGATGCTTTCTTTACTAATATTAGTGAAGCTAATCGTGCAAAAGATGCTTTAAGAACCATTTATGCAAATGCTCTTGAAGGTAATACGATTGAAAAGACTTTAAAAGAAATGCGCAAACAAGGTCTTTCTAGAAAATCGTATAATGAACTTAGACAAGAGGCAATAGCCCAAGGTCTAATAAATCCAAAAAATAAGATCACTAGATCTGATATATTATCACCACTATCAGGCAATAAAGACTGGTATGGCATCGGTCCGTAGTTATTTGTAATAGCCTATAGGACTTTTAAATAACCGTGTCTGTGACACAAATATTATATACAACTCAAGCTGTGCTTGAAAGGAAAAATTATGAGTGAAGAAAATAAAATCGAAGAAGAAACAGTAAATGAAGTAGAATCCAATGAGACTACTGAACAAGAAGTTCAAGAGGAAACCGTTGAAGCTTCAAGCAATGACGAGGTAGATCCGATTGAACGTGAGGTCCAAGAACGGCTTACTAAAATGAAGTCTAACATGGATCGCATGGCTAAAGAGCGTGATGAAGCGCTTAAGAAGGCAGCTGAAATTGAACAACAACAAAAACAAGAACAGATTCAGCGGCTAGAAGAAGAAGGAAAGCTGCAGGAAGCTTTAGAAATGAAGCTTGCAGAAGCGAATGCAAAACTAAAAGTCTACGAAGAAGAGAACACGAAGTTAAATCGTGATAATGTAGTTAATTCGCAACTAGGTGGTTTAGACTTCCGTAATGAGCGTAGTCGTCAAATGGCCTACCGTGATATTGTTGAGCAACTCGTTCAAAATGAAAACGGTACTTGGGTTCATAAGTCAGGCACTACTATTCAAGACTTTATTCTCGCTTATTCAAAGAATGAAGACAATTCTTTCCTTTTCCGTGTTAAAGCAAATTCTGGTGCAGGAACAACAACTTCGGCAGGAACGCCAAATGTTACTGAAAAGAAATCGCTATCTCAAATGACACAGGAGGAGGTTTTAGCAATGGCCTCAAAAGGTCAATTAGGTAATTATACATACTAATAGTTTAAATAAGGATTAATAATTATGGCTATTACAAACACAGATTTTCAAAATGTAGCTCTCGCTATTTCTGCATACGCAGACGAAGCATACACTACTGAGAAAAAGCTAAACTCAACAGGTATTGTTGGGCAGCGTGACGACATCAATGCTGATGGTGAATCTTTCATCGGTCAGTTCCGTTACTACAAACCACTAGCAGCAAATATCAATGTTGCGTCTTTGTCATCTGCAACAGATGGTACATATACAGACATCACAACAGATATTGCTAACTATGTTAAAACAGTTCGTACATTTGGTGCGCAACAAGTTAACATGCAAGAAGTTGTTTCAAAGCAAGACGGTCTAGCAAAAATTGCTCGTGACTTTGCACAAGTACGTGGCGATGACGAAGGTACTGCTCTTATGAACCTTCTAAAAGGTGTTGCAGCATATGAAGTAGCACTAGGTGACGCAGGTGGATCAGGTAACGGTGGTCTAGTAGGCTACGATACAGATGCAGATTCTGCAGCAACAGGTAACTTTGTTGACATTAACGCAGGTGGTGTATTTGGTACAGCGGCAGCTGGCTCTTCAACTGCTCGTAAATTGTTTGACTCAACAGCAATTGGTGCTGCTCGTGGTGAGCGTCTATTCCAAGCTATTGGCATGGGCTTCAAAGATTACGAACCAGACTACATGTATCTTGTAACTTCACCAGAAATCATGGCAGAAATGCGTGCAGCCAACTTGGTTGACGATACAACAGTTACAGATGGTAACTTGAACTTTAGCACAATCTTTGGTGGTAAGTTCCGTCTAGTAATGACTCGTGCAAACCAAATGCACACAGCGGCATCAGGCGACTTAAATGCAGAATCAACAAAATGTACTTTCGTTGTTAAGCCAGGTTCTGTAACTTTTGCTCCAGTTGCGACTCCTACACCAGTAGAAGTAGATCGTGACGCAGCAGCATACACAGGTGGCGGTTCTACAAATATTTGGTATCGTTACGGCTTCATCATGCACCCAATGGGCTACGATTGGGCAGGTGCTACAAACGCATTTGCAACAAACGCAAGCTATGCAGCAAGTGCTTCATGGGATCGTAAAATGGATGCCCTAAACCTAGGTATTCTACCTATTTTCCACTCATAATAAATAGGAGGAGCTAATGGCTTTAGTTCTAAATACTAATAGTTATGTAACAGTTGCTAATGCAGATGATTACTTCGAAACTCGAATTGACTCTGCAAATTGGGACAGTGCCTCTAATAACGATAAAGAAGATGCACTTGTAACTGCTACACAAATTATCGACAACAATCCTTGGATTGGATCGGCTGTTAGCTCTTCTCAAGCTCTTGCTTGGCCTCGTAAAAACGCTCGTTACTATGATCCTCGTATGGGTCAAGAGATTTCTATTTCAGACTCTACTGTGCCAGATCTTGTAAAAATAGGCGTTTACGAACAAGCATTACATTTGTTAAACAATGAAGACTTGTTAGCTCAAACTACTCAAACTTATGAAAGCATTAGTATCGGATCAATTAGTTTATCTGATAGTAACAACGATGTAACCAGAATTTCTATTACACCAGCTTTTGTAATTAAACCATTAAGACCACTTATTCGAAGAGGGTCATTCGGTATGGGTTCCAGTTGGTGGAGGGCTAACTAATGTCACTTTCTGCAAAAGTAACTGCTGCTGTTGATAAAGCTTTTACTGCTGCAGGTGATCTTGTTAAGCAAGGAACTCTTTCTACTAAGGCAGTTTCTAGTTATGACTTTAATACTCGACAAACAGTTAGTACTATTAGTAGTCAAACTGTAGACGTTATTATTGAATCTACTCAGAAACCTTCAGGTGAAGGGTTTACAACTACGGCTCTTATGAAGTCAGGGGTTGATATTTCAGTATATGATGTATTAACTGTTGATTCTAAAGTTTATAACATTATTGACTATACTGACAATAATTTTGTTATTACGGCTATCCTAACTAAGGAGAAAGTCTAATGTATGATAATGTTTTAGACGATATTGAAACTGTATTTGGTTCCGCAACTTGGACTGCAAATAATATCGATATTTATCCTGATAACTATCAAGGTACTATTGATGATCAGAACGAGTTTTGTAGACTTAACGTATTACCTAGTAACAGTGAAAATAATGCTCACGGCGGTGGAAAGCAACTTGAAGGTCTTGTTGCCGTTAAGATTTTTGTAAAAGCTGGTGAAGGACAATCTCGTCTTATGGCGATTTCTGACATACTAGATATTAGCTTACAAAATAAACGTTTAACAAATGGAACTGAGCTTGGAACATCTTATTTGAATGTGGAAGGGCTAGACCCATCTAATAAGGCACTTTATAGTGCTAGATACTTAATACCATTTAAAATATATGGAGAATAATAAATGGCTCATATTGATTCCCTAGGCGCAGGTATTTTTACCTACCTAGACATTTATAGTGGCGCATCAACACCTGCATCAGAAAATGCAGCGGGTTATGCTGACCTATTCGTAACAGCAAATGCTGCTGATGTAGACCGTATGCCTTCTGTTCGTGAGTTCCCTTCAATTGGTACTCCTGCAAACATCGTTAACGTACCAGTTTATGGTCAGAGTTCTTCTTCTCAGGTGCAAGGCCAGTCTGACGCACCTACTCTAGAAGTTACTGTTAACTATGTTGCTAACGACATGACAGATATTCATGCTCTAATCGGAACACAAGTTTATTTCCGCTTTATGATGTGTGAAGAAGCAACTACAGAAGCTGCATCATTAGATACTGCTGCTACAGCACTAACATATGGTAACACAGAATTTTACTTCAAAGGTAAAGTTGAAGCTATCTTGATCAACCCTGCATTGACAGACCAAACAACTGCTACAGTTACTTTGTCTACTCAATCAGACTTCTTTGGTCCAGCTACACTACCATAAAAAAAACTTTTTAGGGAGTCCCTTTGGGGGCTTCCTTACTTATATAATAAGAGAGATATTATGGATAAACCATTTAGTAAAGCATTTGTAATGCGTACTACGTTTAGGCATATGCGGCGTAGTATAGACATTAGTATTCGAAAGAGTTTTGAACGTTTTAAAGATTTTGAAGAAGATTCAAAAGAAGGAAAAGAGTGTTTAGAAACTCTATCAGTATTACACACAGTAAGAAAGATGCTTGATGACTTTCAAGCTAATAATCAAGATTTGTTTACAGAAAAGGATAAACTGCAATGAAACATTTAGTTGGTAAAAATATTTTAAAAACGGTTGATTTTATGGGAGAGTCTGTAGAGATTAAAAAACTATCAGTCTCAGAAGTTCTTAAAGTACAAGATTTAGTACGAAAAAGTGAAAAATCAAAAGCAAATGATGCCCAAATTGACTTGTTAAAATCAGTTATTAAAATTGCAGTTGTTGGTGCAGATCAACTTACCGATGAAGATTTTAACACTTTTCCTTTAGGTGAATTAAATGTTCTTTCCGAAAGTATCATGGCATACTCAGGTTTAGGAGCACAATCCGAGGGAAACTAACTGATAAAGAGGAATCTATTTTCGAAATAGCGTATGAGTTAAAAATGCCTGTTTATAAACTCTTAGATGAAATGCCTTATGAAGAGCTTTTAAAGTGGTTTGAGTTTTTTCACAGAAGACCTGTTGGTTGGAGAGAAGACCAAAGAACTTATTTAATGTTACGTTCTCAAGGTGTAAAAGGAAGCGCCGAAAGTATATTCCAAACTTTAAAACAGATTAAAACAAATAGCATAAAGCAACAAAAGAACGATCAGGCAGTTCCTAAAGGTAAAATGTTAGAATTAATGCTAAAAGCTAAAAATGGAGACAATTCAGGTTGGAAACCTGATTTTAAAAATAAATGAATAAAATTAGTTTAGATATCGTGAACTTCAAACAAGAACTCGAAAGAGTTGAAAGAGAAGTTCGAGAACAAGCTAATATGTCTCTGGAACAAAGAATAGATTATGCTACAGAAACTTTACGAGTAGTTACTCCTGTTGATACAGGCAAGGCTCGTTCTGGTTGGAAAAGCAGAAAAAGAAAGAATAGTTCTTTGTTTGTTGAAGGGGTAATTGAAAACCCTGTTGAATACATTTCAGTTCTTAACCAAGGACATAGTAAGCAAGCGCCTAGATACTTTATTGAGCAAGTCTTAATGAAGATAGGCTTGATTACCCCTAATTAAAAATTAGCCCTCTGATGGCTTCCTGTATCGGGAACTCGTTAGGGGGCTAATTTATTAAGGAGGTCACGTATGAGTGGTGTAGAAATTAGAGTCCGTGCTAATACGACTCAAGCCCGAAAGGATCTAGGGCAATTAGAAAGATCTGTTACAAATCTAGATAAAACAGCTAGTAGAGCCGTTGGTGCCTTTAGAAATTTAGCTATTGGTATTACTAGTGCTTTCGCTGCTACTCAAGTAGTAAAAGGTATTTCAAGAGCTACCGACTCTGTTAAAAACTTCGAAAACAGAATTAGACTAGTTACTGGTGAAGTGGGTAATGTTACTGGTACTTTAGAAAAACTTTATGATATCTCTGCTCGTTCTAGAACCGAAATCGGTGGAGCAGTTGAGGTATTTAACCGTTTTGGGCTAGCAATTAAAGACGTAGACCCAGGACAACTCCTTGAAGTTACAGAAACAATTCAAAAGGCTACTGTTATTTCAGGTGCTTCTGCTGAATCAGCAAGAGCAGCACTTGTACAGTTAGGCCAAGGTCTTGCCTCTGGTGAACTTAGAGGACAAGAACTTAACTCAGTTAGAGAACAAATTCCACGAGTAGCCCAAGCAATTGCTGATG